TGGCATATACCAACGTAATAGCTTGACCATTGGCGCTTAAAGCCAGATTGTCTGTTGAACTATTAATCTTTTCTGACCCATTAGAATCAATAGTTAGATTGTTTGAAGCAAAATAATTTTGACTGTCGATGAGCGTTACTTCGGATCCCACAGCTCCAGCAGGAAGAGAGACGGTAAATGCATCACTTGTCTTAGTATCGCAAAAGATTTGATCACCCGCAACAGCAGTATAAGCAGCGGTGTGAGTGACATAACTTTTTTGCAGGATACCTAAAGAAGTATTCGTTGCATTAGAATAAACCAAGGCGGTTGCACCAACAGGCATTATATAACCTGAACCTGAAGCCGTCGTAACGGTTAAAGTATAATTACTTGAAGAACGTGTCGTTGAATCTTTAACAATAAAGATTCTTTCTGCCGTAGCAGGCATAATGAATTGTCGATTAGCCGCTAGGGTTCCTGTTAAAACAAAAAATAAATTTTTACCGTTGGAAGTCGCTCCATCATTCAATGCCAATGTAACATCGGCTGAAGCCACGTCGACCGATAAATATCCACTTGAAGCCTGTTCTAAAATTTCGAGATTAGTATTGGTAACGGTTCCCCATAACCCAGCTTTTTCACCTGTGGCTACTTTTTCTAGTTGTAAATTTGTCGTATATGTCGATGCCATAATTCTCCTATAATGGGTCTATATTGGCCCAGGTTTGACTTGCATCTGGATCAATTGGATTCCACGTTATCACATTCACATCGGCAGCGCCAGTAGAAACTGTTACCGCGCTCCCTGTTGGTATTACCAATCCACTGATGGTATAAGTAGGAGTTCCACTCGAAGTGGTAACTCCACTACCTGTAACGATAACTGTAATATCAATATCGACTAGTGCCGTAGCTCCAAAAGTTGTCTCTGCGAATGCTGATAAACCTAACATATAAAATTCCTAAAAAGAGAGTGTCCAGGGTAATTGGTGGAGTCTGGACACTCCCTTTTTACTAGTATCACTTTTTAAACCAAACAGGAAGTCCTAAAAAAGGTCTCCTATCAAACCTATTTTCGACAGCTCCTGGTGCAGTAATCTGATTATAGTGAAGAAAGACTTGAGCACAATTGTTTCCTTCAAAAGCTTCTCGCCAATGTTCTAATTCACAACCCGAATAAATCAACATATCGCCTGGCTTAAGACTAACTTTAATTCCTTTATTGGTCGTCGGAACATAGGGATCAGGAGATTTACCTACATTTTTATTGGGTTCTAAATAGATATCCCAAGGCTCTCCCCCTAAAAACATGGTAGTTGATATTTCACAACTAAAACGATCTTTGTGTCGTTCTAAGACGTCGCCTTTTTTATAAATTCTCGCATAAGCGTAGGTAGGAAGGAGTTGAAGTTTAGTTTCCTTTTCCATTCGAGGCCTCACTTTTTCGAGGAGATTTTCCATCACTAGGTCGGCATAATGGGAATAAGTATTAGGGACTTGCTTATCATTCCAGCCTCCCCATATAGTTTCAAAAGGAGAGATATAACGATCATCGAGAAACTTTTTAGCCACCCTTCGCTTCATCATAAAATAACCATAGATAAAATGAGCCATCTCTTTGGTAAGGACTTTTTTAATAACTAAATATTTTTTTCTTTTAAAACTTATACCCATTTAATATTGCCTGCCACAGATGTTCTAATGACCTTTGAATTAAAGTGCATTACTTGATGCCTTAACTTCGCAGGGAACATCATTAAAGTATTCACCTTAGGAGAAAAATGTTTTTCTGAAACGGCTCCCCATTGAGCTTCCCCATACACAAAAGAGAGTTCTCCAGGATTAGGTGCATTTGTTTCCTTGTTATTTGCTTCGTTAAGGATTCGTTGGGGTACTTGTAACCATAAGACAAAAGATAAATCGCAATGGGTATGCGCATGCATAGGATTATATTCCTTTGCTTTCATTCGATTAATCCACATTTGAGTTAATTGATACTTGGGATTAAAACTGGAGTTGCCACTAAATCTTTTCCACCCTTCTATCCAACTAGCAATATAAATTTGAAATTCATTAAAAATCCAAGGTTCGGTTTTTAGAGAATAAAGATACTCATGTTCAATTTGACCCACTAAACTTTTTCGATGAGATTTTTTTAACTTTTTTCCCAGCTTTAAAAGTTTTGCACAGTAATTAGGATCAACTGGCATCTCTGCTAGGTAAGGACCGAACGGATGGTATTTATGTTGTTGGAGTGGGGGGTGCATTTGATATTCCTCTAGGAACGCAAGTAATATTCCAATGAACAAATCTAAAAGGTTCTATTCCCATATCAACTGGATATTGATGAGGAGTATAGCCTGGAACAATCACCATAGTACCAGGTTGAGCTTTATAATGGACGCATTCATTAGCGTGAGTAATTTTTTCTCCATCTTTTTGAGGAAGTTTGGTCATCATGGCTCCTTGCCTTGGATCATGCAACACGGGTATGGATGTTTTTTCAGAGGCTTTTAAAAAATAAAAACCTGTGACATGAGTGTTCCAATGTATATGGGTATTATGATGTCCTGCGCCTTTACGGGAAAATTCTTGTACCCACATTTGAGTATAATGGAGACTATAATCTTTTAAATCAAAACCACACCAGTCTAAAAATTCATAGCTTCGATTACCACAATACTCAGCAAATGTTTTAGCTTCGGGATCGGTGTTAATGGAAATAGAGTGATTGGATAAACCAAAATCTCCCAATTTTCTTTTATAAATTTTATCCCTCTCCTTTAGGGTAGGTAAAAGATTTTTCTTTGCCTGTTTAATATACTTATCGGTTAATTTATTAAGCGGTTGTATAAATTCAGGAACCTGATTGGTCCATACAGGAGTTCCAAAATATACATTAGCGGTAAATTTGCTCATCTAAAAGGGTATCCAAGATTCCAAAGAACTAATGAATACCTTATTCCTTTCTTTATGGGTTTAACTCTATGCCATACAAAACTAGGAAAGACAACAATAGAACCTTTGGGTATAATCTCTTTGCACACGTGACTCGCTTTAGGATTATCCCTATTTCTAAATTGAAATTCCAATTCTCCGCCGCTATAATCTTTTTCATCGGATAAAGAAATAGTAACCGATAATTTTCTTATCTTTCCTTGAGTAGGGCCTTCTTCTTTATACACCTTTTCCCAACTATCACAATGCCAATCGTAATATTGACCTGATTTGTATTTAGTAAACTGGCAAGACTCCGACCAATCCCAAGTAAAATTCCAACCCGCCTTTTGATTAGCTTCCTTTATATAAGGCTGTATTTCCCTATAAATCCAACGGTCGTTCATCCAGACAATATTGGAATTCCTTTTCTTTTTTAAATCTTTAATTTCTTTTTTATTTAAGGGTTGTTCTTTTACATTCCTCGAGCGTCCATATCCTCCAGTAATCGCCATATTATCTTGATGCTTTAATCCGTAGTTGATAATATCATCACAGATTCTTGGAGGAACTGCGGATTTAAACCACCAATAATGATATTGAAGATTCATTAGATAGCCTCATAAGCCATAGTTAAAAAAATATTTATTTGTTTGCTTTTATTCTGAGATATAAAATAACGTTGCGTAGAAGGAAAGATAATAAATTGATTGTCTTTTAAAGGAATATGCCAGGTTCTATTTTTTTTTCGGTTATCATCGTATTCAATAATCAGTTCACAGGAATCTTTACCCACTTCCACTCCATACAGGCAGGTATAGTCGGGGGAATCCTTTAAAAATAAGGGATTAACCTGATGCCTAGTAATAGAAGATTCATGGGGACCGTAAACATTTCCCCATTCTTTGTGACTCACTAAAGTTCTATAATAATCTACCCTGAAATGATCCCGAATATAGTCCTGCAGCCATGATAAAGGTTTTGAAAAAGGAACTTCAAAATCCTGATAAGAATAATTTTTTTTATTTTTACTTAGACGCTTGCCGAAAGCAAAGCTGTTGAGAATATCGTTTTTGATTTTTTTACGGTCAATTGTAATGACGTGAACCGTATCTGTATAAAGGTCTATTTCACTTAATACTTTCTTCTGCATATAAGAGAATATATAGGATTTAAGGGTATGTGTAAAGGTAAGGATTAAAAATTGATCTAGATCAATTAAAGAGGGATATCTGTATCTTTCCTCTGAATGTCCCAAGCTCCAGTGGATTCGTTCCAAAGATAAGGGTCCAATCTTCCATCAGGTGCGTTACTTCTTATTGATCTCGTAACGGGCCTGGGGATTGGGGGCTCCCAACGTACAGTTGTCATATTAAAAACCCAACTTGCATAAGGTTGTTTGTCTCTGAAAATATTATTATCTTCATCATAGATCTTCCCTACTCCAGCATAATTTCCACGCAAAGCTTTGGATTGATCGGCTGATTCAACTCCATCCGTGTAATGTTTTCCCTCTCGCGTATTGTAAGATGTTTGAATCCACATAGGTGCGGGCCAGCCATGCAATCGTTCTAAAAATTGTTGGCCGATTGTTTCATCTTCTACACCATCACCGTTAAGAATATCACTATTATTCACTACGTGAACTCCAATTACTTTTCCGTTAATACCTAATTTTGCGAAATGCGCCATAATATCCTATTGAAATTTGTATCTCACTGCCACAAATCCTGAACCTCCATCTCCACCAGTATGAGGGGCCGCAGTTCCGCCACGTCCGCCGCCGCCAGCACCACCAGTATTAATAGTTCCATTAACACCATTCCCACTAGGGATACCTCCAGCGCCGCCACCCCCTTCTCCACCTGGTGAGGCTGGAGGGGGACCTCCATAACCTGAACTGCCTCCTCCTCCTGAAAAATATCTTCCTGGATTAGAACCACTAGTTCCATAACTTCCGCTAGTGGGTCCAAAAAAATTGGTTCCAATGTTAGCACCATTTCCACCAGCGCCTCCAGCAGGGGCAGCTGTTGCACTTCCTCCTGCAACTAAAGCTCCTCCGCCACCATTACCAGCTGAAGAGGGACACGCACCTGTTCCACCCCCATCAAATCCTTGAGGTGGAGTTGTTGGCGGAACATTACCACAACCTCCATTTCCCTGATAAGAACCTCCACCACCTGAACCACCTGGGCCACCCGCGGCGTTAGAAGCTCCTCCATAACCGCCACCTGCGGAAGTTATGGTTTTAAAAACTGAAGAACATCCTTGGCAGCCATTACCTGTACCACCTGGTCCTCCACCTCCTACTGTAATTGTTATATTTTCTACTGAGGCTGTTACACCTGTACTAGAAACTTTAGGAGAGCCACAATAATTGCATGAACAGGACTGTCCTTCTCTATAGCCTCCAGCGCCGCCTCCACCGCCGCCATTAGCACTTCCATCGCCCGCGCCACCACCACCAGCGACAACTAGATAATCGAATGTATTCGAACCACCTGCATTGCCTGCGGCTGATACACATAAAGGTCCTGTTGCAGTAAAAATATGAGTTTTATAATTTCCGCAAGTAATGGTAGTATTACCACCTGTTGCTGCAACGAATGCTTCTTGAGTCATTGTTTCAGCATTAGCTTGACTTGTTTGAATCCACCCTTGAGTGGTTCCTGTATAAATAATTGTTACGCCTCCTCTCTCCGTTTCTAATTCTGCATCGCAAGTTGATCCTTTAATTTTTAAACTACCAGGATCCACTGTCAAAGCATTACTATCAAAAGTTCCTGCAAAATCTACGAAGGCAATTTGATCACCTTCGCTTGGACTACATGGAAGGGTCGCTGTAAAAGCTGTTGATGTGGTATTAACTAAATAACCTGATCCTGATGCTGCACAAAAGGCTCCTGTCTTAGCTGTGGTACACCAACTTATTGCACCTCCACCCGCTGCAGCCGCAACTACTCCTGAGGCTCTGTATGGATTATTTCCTACTGGTCCGCTCATAAATTTTTATCTCCTATTATAATGTTTGATCTAAATAACTAATAACAACATCAACATCCGCAGAATCAGCAGTTCTACCATAAAGTACATCTGTTGTATTCATAACTATTCTTGTTGTATGCTCAAAAGTTCCATTGGCAGCTATTGCTTGTGCCTTATAAATATAGGTATCAGCACTACCACCTGCTGGATCGAGATAAAGATCAAAAGTTTCAGCCGCTCCTGCAGTTTCACATAACGATATATTAAGTATCGTATAAGTATGATCAGCTGTTACTGTTAATAAAGTGTTTTCAGAATTTGTCATTGCTCTGACACACTTTTCCTTCATTACTTCACTTGCCATATTTTCCTCCTATTAATTTAAAATTTAATATCATATTTAAAATCCCATTACCAATGCTTTACCTGTCGAAGACACAGATGGGTTCATTGACCCCTCAATAGCTACAACTCCAGTTCCATTTGGAGTTAAAGTAATTGCACCATTTGCCGCATCAGTAATTGTAAATGTTCCTGAATTGGTACCTGAATTTGTACTAAGAATTAAATCAGTCGTTCCGCCCGTGGTTACGGTTAAAGTTCCAGCACCATTCGAAGTTAAGGTTGCCGCCGCTCCACTATCTCCTACTTTGGTTGTATCTCCAGCAAGAACCACATCTCCTGTACCTTTAGGAGTAATATTAATATCAATATTTGAATCACTACTTCCTGTTGAGGATAATGTTGGTCCATTTCCTGACGCTGCATTAGCTATTGTAAATTCATTAACAGCACTTCCAGTTTCAGAAAATTTTAATAATTCTAATGTACCATCTCCTAATGCTTGACCATTAACATCTAACATTCCACCTAGTTGAGGTGTAGTATCATCTACAAGACTAGAAAAGCCTCCTACCTGATTCCCACTTCCGTCTAAATAAACTGCTTTTTCTGAAGGTAAAGTACAAAAAACTTCTTTCGAACCTGCAGAAAAATCTACTGCACTATCTGAATTAGAACTTTCCAAAACTGTAGTTCGAGTTAATGTTGAACTATCACCATTTAAAGTTCCTAGTCCTACTTCCCACTCACTCTCAGTATTTATTGAAATGGCGTAGTAAGTCGTATTACTATTTCCAATTCCAGCAGCGAAAGTTTGAAAACCACCGACGGCTCCTCCGAGCGTCACGGCTCCTGTACCTGTTGTTGAAGTTGTTTCTCTTACCCTATTATTTATTACTAATGCCATATTATGCTACCCGTATAATTGCGGTTGTTGCTGCATCGGCTGGAAATTGAATTGTAAAATCTCCCGCGGTTGCTACTTTATTTCCACCAAAATCTATAACTAAACAAAGTTTGCTACTGTTAGTAGAATTATAAATAGCCGCGCCTAATGAAGTTAATGTTACATCTTCAAACTTCTCGTTTGTAAAATCTACAGTAGCGGTGTTGCTTCCTGGAACACTCACTCCTTGACCATCTAATGCTTGTCCTCCTGTCGTATAACCTGTACCCGAAGAACTTACTTCGTTATCGGTACTATAAACAGTTGAAGAAGTTGTATAGGGAGGACCTAAGGTTGTTACATATAAAGCAATTTTAAAGGTATCTCCTCCACTTGCAAAGTTATGCGTGCCTGATAACAATTCTAATTTAAATGCGTCTGGTATAATATTTGCCATATTCTATTCCTAATCTTGTGTTGGTGGTGGTGATTTAAGAGGCGTTCGAATAACTCCATCCATGTATTCGTCCCTGCGTCTACGACCTTGTTGTTCGATCGCATACGATTGTAAAGCCTGCTGATACGACTGCTGATAATATTGTACCAGATTTTGCGGCCCTTTCAAGTATCCATATGCTTCTAGCAAAGAACCGTACAAAAGTAAAT